CACTGGTTTGGTAGCACCTTCTTTCTAATCTGAAAGAATCTAGTACAAGTGCAGTGCAGGTGAGACTCCCCCGACTCATCTGCACTGCACCTCTCGGGGGAGAACAATGAAAACAGCACACAAAGTTTCAATCGGCGTCTGTGACCCAGGTACCGTGAACGGCGATTTCGCTTTCAAACTGGTAGAGCTGATGCAAGCCAGAGGTCCAAAACTCGGCCCTCTCGTTCGCGTCAAAGGCAACGGGCTGCTTAGCAAGTTGCGCAATCGAGTGGTCAAGGCGTTCCTTGACAACACAGACTCTGATTGGCTGCTGTTGATTGACTCTGACGAGCAACTGTCGGTCTCGACATTCGACCAGCTTATCAATACCGCACACCACACAGAGCGCCCCGTAGTCGCGGGCCTTGTGTTTGCAGCGTTTAAGGACGAAGGCCTCTATCCAAAGCCCGTCCCCGCGATTTTTCAAGATTCCCCCGAGGGGTTCTTGCCGCTATTTAAGTACGACCGCAACGCGATTTTCGAGATAGATGCATGTGGAACTGGGTGCATGCTCATTCACAGAAGCGTCCTCGAAAAAATGCGAGAAGTGGCAGACCCACACCAAGGCACCGACTGGTGCTGGTTTTGGGACGGGCCGCTCAACGGCGAGTGGATTAGTGAAGACCTGCTGTTCAGTCGCAGGATTCGCCAACTCGGCTTCTCAATCCACGTCAACACCGCAGCGATTTTACCGCACCAAAAGAGTTACTGGCTCGACGAGAGACACCACATCGACTGGCAACTCAACGAGAACAGCTAGAGAAAAGGAAAAAGCGTGGCTCTAACAAACGCCTACTGCACACTGTCTGATTTGAAGACGAGCCTCGCTATCGAGGACATCACTGACGACACTGCACTGGAAGCTGCTATCTTGACGGCCAGCCGCATGATAGATGATTACACTGGCCGATTTTTCTACAGAGACGGCACCACAGCCGCACCAGTGACTCGTTACTATACAGCACAAGACTGGTATACTTGCAACACAGACGACTTCGTTTCATTCACAGAGCTGGCAACAGACGACAACTTTGACCAGCTATACACGACTATTTGGGTGGCTGGCGATTACATGCTTGAGCCAATCAACAACCCGCGCCGTGGTTGGCCGTATTCTCGCTTTCTGGCTATCGGCTCTTATATTTTCCCGTACAACCTGCCACAGTCTGTCCGAATCAAGGGCGTGTGGGGCTGGCCATCAGTTCCAGCTGAAATCGCTATGGCTACCAAACTCCAGGCTTCACGTTTGTTCATTCGCCGCCAATCGCCATTCGGCATCGCGGGCACACCAGACCTTGGAACCGTGCGTCTTTCTTCTCGCCTTGACCCAGACGTCGAGGCTTTGATTCGCCCATTCCGAAAGATGAACGGGCTCGTTGCGTGATTATCTCCGACATTCGCGAGGGAATCAAAAAGAATCTTTCGTCTATTGACGGCTTGCGCACCTACGACCTCGTTCCAGATGTCATCGTGCCACCGTGCGTGGTGGTGGGCCAGCTCGATTTCACTTTCGACTTAAACAATGCCCGCGGCTTAGACCAAGCAAATCTTGATGTGTTCGTTATCGTGCAGCGCTTCTCGGAGCGTACTGGACAGGACAAGCTGGACAAATATCTAGCTGGTTCAGGTGACTACTCAATCAAGGCGGCCATCGAATCTGACCGCACTCTTGGCGGTGCGTGCGACACGTTGCGCGTCACTTCTGCGGAGTCTGGCACTTATCAAATGGGCGACATTGACTACCTTTCTTATCGCTACCGACTAACCGTATGGGGTCAAGGAGACTAACATGCAATACACAATCACCTCGGACACCTTTGCGGTGGCCAACAAGAAAAAAGGCGACCAAGTCGCAGAGAAAGAATTGCTAGAAGCTGGACTCAATATCGCCGCGCTTGTCGGCGGTGGGCACCTATCAAGCAATAGCCCCGTCAAAACACAAGCAGAAGGAGCCGAGTAATGGCCCGTTTAGTCTTAACAAACGCCTTTGTCACAATCAATGGCGTCAATCTTTCAGACCACATCGCTTCAATCACGCTGACAACAACAGACGATGTCATCGAGACAACAGCATTTGGCACATCAGCTCGCACACGCATTGGCGGTCTTGCGGACAACTCGGTAGCATTCGAGTTTCATCAGGACTACGCTGCATCTAGCGTCGAGGCAACAATCAACGGCTCGCCTTCTCTCGTTGGCACAGTCACCGCAGTAGTCGTCAAGCCAAATGGCTCGACCACAGCTGCCGATAACCCAGCATACTCTTTCAATTGCTTGATTTCCGAATGGACTCCGCTTAATGGCGCCGTCGGAGAACTTGCAACTGCGTCAGTTACATGGCCGATTGACGGCAATATCACAAAGGCGGTTTCATAATGGCACGTATCGTACTCACCAACGTCGCGGTTACATTTGGCACCACAGACATCTCCAGCTACGTCACTTCGGTCACTTTGAGCACAACACTTGACGTGGTCGAGACAACGGCTTTTGGCAACACAGCCCGCACCAGAGTTGCAGGTCTTGCAGACAACAGCGTTTCGCTTGAGTTTAACCAAGACTATGCTGCTGGTGCACTTGAAGCCGTAATCAACGGCACAACTTCAACAGTTGGCACAGCGGTCTCAATGACCGTGCGTCCAGTCGCAGGTAGCTCACCTGCATACTCATTCAGCGCATTGATTTCCGAATGGACTCCGCTCAATGGAGCCGTCGGAGAACTTGCAACCGCTTCGGTCACCTGGCCGATTAGCGGCGTTATTACAAAGTCATAAACCAACAAGGGGGAACAAATGGACGGCTTAGGAATCAAGGTCAAAACCACAGACGGCGTCGAGGCGACGTACAAACTGACACCTCGCGTCATCGTGGCATTCGAGCAGCAATACGGCAAAGGAATGCCGAAGCTGCTTGGTGAAGAGCAAAAAATCGAGCACATCTATTGGCTAGCTTGGAAATGCATCGGTGCGGCTGGAAACATCGTGAAGCCGTGGGGGCCAGAGTTTTTGGACACCATCGTATCCGCGGAGTTGGACGCTGACGCGTCTTTCGGGTCCACCGAGACAGCCTAACCTACACTGTAGCGGCTATCTCGGTGGAAACAGGCATTTCACCAGTTGACTTGCTTGATGCCCCCGAGGGGATACTTGAAGCGATAACTGCCTACCTAAAAGAACGGGCGAAAAAGAACAATGGCTGACGAAGCGATTATCTTGACGGGGGTGTACGAAACACTAACCGCGCTCAAAGAGTTCGATAAGGACGCAGTAAAGCGATTCAATAAGGTCATCAACTCGGAGCTGTCTGGCGCTGAACGAGATGCCCGCGCACTCGTATCAGAAGCCAGCGGCTACGGGCCAAGCGGCACACCAATGAGCGGCTGGAGTCCAAACGACCCAGCTAGGCCACGCAGGTCAACTCGCGGTGGTGCTGGTTGGCCAGGCTGGAATACTGGCGTTATACAGCAGGGCATTCGCAAGACTAAGGCGCAGGGCAAGACTCGCGGCGATTACACGACCTCGTCGGGTGCGTTGCTCAACAAGTCTGCAGCTGGCGCAATCTTTGAAATCGCAGGTCGCAAGACCAAAGGGACGGCAGACCGCACAGGCTCTGCCCAGTTCTTGCGCACGCTCGGCAACAGGTTTGGCAAGGCTTCACGTCTTGTGTGGCGTGTTGTGGACAAAGACAAAGCAAAAATAGAACAGAACGTGGCCCGCGCACTTGAAGAGGCCAAGGCTGAATTACAAAAGCATTTAGACAGAGAGCGAGTTTAAAATGGCAGTTGGGGCAATAGTCGCTCGCATTCTGACCCAGTATTCTGACAAGGGTACGAAGGCTGCAGTCAAAGACATCAACAAGATGGAAAAGAAGTTTGGCGATTTCGCCAACAAGACTGCAAAGACGTTCGGGCTTGCGGCTCTCGCTGCTGGTGCTTTTGCTGCTAAGGTCGGGTATGACGCGGTCAAAGCTGCGATGGAAGACCAAAAGTCTCAAGTCTTACTTGCTAACTCACTGCGCAACACAGTTGGTGCAACAGATGCCGCAATCGCGGCTACAGAAGAGTACATCACCGCCATGCAGGCAGAGTTCGGCATCGCAGACGACCAGCTTCGTCCAGCGCTTGCGAAACTTGCTGCAGTCACTGGCGATGTCGGCAAGGCTCAGTCTTTGCTTGGTGTTGCCATGGACATTTCTGCAGCCAAGGGCGTTGACCTCGACACTGCTTCGAAACTTTTATCCAAAGCGTACGGCGGGAACATTGGCGCACTCAAAAAGCTGTTCCCACAAATATCGGCAGCCACCGTCAAATCGAAAGATTTTGCGGCTGCGATGCGCGAGATTTCGGGCGAAACAAAAGGCGCTGCTGCTGCAGCCGCCAACACTTTTACTGGCCAGATGGAGCGCATCAGACTTGCAGTCGGCGAAGCATCAGAATCTCTTGGCTACAAGCTTCTGCCACAGCTTCAGTCTTTTGCGGACCTTATCATCAACAAGGCGATTCCCGCCATTCAGAAGTTCGTGGACGAAAACGGCGACAAAATAGCGGCTGGCTTCAAGACTTCAATCCAATACGGCATCGCATTCGCAAAGTTGATGTACGACATGTTCAGCTTCGTAGCACGCAACATTAAAGTCTTTGCAACACTGGGTGCAATAATCGTCGCTGCATTTTTCGGTGCAAAGGTCGCAGCTGCGACAGCTGCCCTGATTAAAGGCATTCAAGCCATCATCACAGTCATGAAGGCTTTGCGCACCGTCTCGCTCGCATCGGCAGCTGCAACAGCACTTGCGACTGGTGGCATTTCAGCTGCTGCAGGAGCCGCGGCGTTTGGAGTCGCGCTGGTCGGTATCGGACTGGCAGCCAAGAAGTTTAATTCAGATTCTGACAAGGCAGCCGATACACTTGGCAAGTTCGAATACAACGCCAAAGGCTTTTCTGCAACTGCCAACGATTACACCAAGGGCATCGAAGGCATGACCACTGCCACCAACAACCTCACGGCCGCACAAAAACAAGAAGCAGCGGTTCTCAAAGGACTCAATGCTCTCAAGAAGTACGGCCTTGGTGGCAAGAATCTTGCCGCACAAGACCCAATCACGCTCGAAGCGATTCGCAAGAATCAAGTTAGACAGGCCAAGCTCGGTATTTCGAGCCCGACCGTTTCTTTGCT